ACCTCGGGCGGTATGTTCGACGACATCTGGCTGCGGGTGAAGGACGTGGCGGTGATCCCGCCGTTCCCGATCCCGGCGGGCTGGCGCATCGACACGTCGTTCGACTGGGGTTCGAGCAAGCCCTTCTCGGTCGGCTGGTGGGCGGAGAGCGACGGCAGCGACATTGTGTGGCCCAACGGTCGGCGCATGCGCACGATCAAGGGAGACCTGTTCCGCATCAAGGAGTGGTACGGCTGGGACGGTCGCACGCCGAACAAGGGCTGCCGGATGCTGGCCAAGGACATCTCGAAGGGGATGATCGAGCGGGAGATGCAGTGGGGCATCTACGGTCGGGTCCGGCGCGGCGTGGCCGACGCCTCGATCTTCGACGACACCAACGGCAACTCGATCGCCCGCGACATGGAGGAGTCGGTCCTGATCGACGGGCACCGGCACCGGGGCATCTACTTCGACCCTGCCGACAAGCGCAGCGGCTCTCGCAAGCAGGGCTGGGAGCAGGTCCGCAAAATGCTCAGCGCCGTCCTCCCAGAGGAGCCTGGGCTGCCCCGCGAGGAGGCGGGTTTGTTCGTCACAACGGACTGCGTACACTTCTTGCGCACGGTCCCCACCATCCCGCGCGACCAGGATGACCTGGACGACGTGGACACCGATGCTGAGGACCATGTTGCGGACGAAGTGCGGTATCGTTGCCGCAAGGAGCATCGCACGGTCAAGGGCGGACGCACTCAGGGCATGAACTAGGAGCCGACGAATGGCGATCGACGCGAAACACCCAGCCTTTACCGCCCGCTTTCCCGACTGGGAGCAGTTGGCTCACTGCTATGCAGGCGAGCGCGCCATCAAAGAGCGCCGCGAGAAGTACCTGCCTGCAACCGAGGGAATGCGCATCGACGGTATGAAGGAGGGTCAGGACGGCAAGACCGCATACGACGCCTACCTCGCTCGTTCGGTGTTCCCTGACTACGTTCGGCAGGGTGTTGAGGCGATGGTCGGCGTCATGCACCGCGAGCCGGCGCGCATCGAGGTGCCGCCGGAGTTGGAGCCGCTGCTGGATAACCTCGGTGCCAACGGCGAGTCCGCCCAGATGTTCCTGCGTCGGCTGAACGAGTGGCAGTTGCTGTACGGGCGTGCCGGTCTGCTGGTCGAAGCGCCGGATCAGGCCCCCATCAATCGTTCGCTGCCGTACCTTGTGCTCTACAACGCGCCTCGAATCATCAACTGGGACGACGGCCTCCGCATCCAGGGCAAGCAGGTGCTGGAGTTCGTGACGATGGATGAGTCCGACTACGAACGCACAGGCTCGTTCGAGTGGGAGTTCAAGAACCGCTTCCGCATCTGCGCGATGAGCGGCACGGCCATCACCGCCACGCAGTCGGACCAGGAGCCTGTGACTGCCACCGGCGTTTATCAGGTAGCCAAGGTCGAAGGCACCGACTCTGACGTGACGCGGGCCGCGTGGGTGACGCCCTCCATCGGTGGGCGTGTGCTTGATCGCATCCCGTTCATCTTCGTGAACACAAAGGACTTGGTGCCGTCGCCTGACGATCCGCCCCTCCTGGGCCTCTCGAACATCTGCCTCGCCATCTATCGCGGCGAGGCCGACTACAGGCAGTCGCTGCATATGCAGGGCCAGGAAACCTTCGTCATCATCGGCGCTGACGACGACAAGAAGACCCGCCTTGGGGCCGGTGCTCGCATCGAACTGCCGCGAGATGGCGACGCGAAGTTCGTAGGCGTCAGTGCTGACGGCCTCGGTGCCATGAAGGACGCGATCAACGACGACAAGAAGTTGGCTGAGGAACTCACCTCGCGCCTCTTCGACTCAACCGGCACGACGTATCAGAGCGGCGAGGCTCTGCGTATTCGCGTGAGTGCGAAGACTGCAACCCTCCGCACGATCGCTCTCACCGGCGCTGAGGCCCTGAAGCAGGCTCTCGTCATCATTGCCGAGTGGATCGGTGCTGACGCCAGCAAGATCATCGTCGAGCCGAACACTGACTTCGCCGACACCGCTGCGGCCAGCCGCACGGCGCTCGAACTCACCCAGGCCAAGACGCTCGGGTTCCCCATCTCGAACAAGTCCCTCCACCGCTTCGCCGTCCAGCAGGGCCTCACCGAACTCACCTTCGAGGAGGAGTTGGACGCGATCGAGGAGGACGCACCAGCCCTAGGCACCAACCAGCAGGGCGTCGGCGGTATCACCGGCGGCATCCTTGGGCGAGCGACCGGCGGCAGCCGCGTTCCCCGAGGTGTTGAGGATCAACCCGAGTCTTCGTCCGATGGCGGAGGCGAATAACCCCTCGAAGGAGTAGTCTCATGCTGTGTTTCATTGCTGGTGTGGCCATCGGCCTGTTCATCGCAGGCGTCGTGGCCATGTTTGCCGACGACTCGATCCCCGCCCGTATCGTCATCTCCAGTGACGGCGGGCGCAATCCCCGGTTCCGCTGGTCCCTCCAGACCTGCCGGGGCAAGACGGTCGCCAACTGCGTCGGCTCGTTCGCGGAGGAGTGCGACGCGCGGAGCGCCGCGAAGGTCGCTCGTCGCATGATGCGCGGAGCGCGATAAGTGGCCGACAGGAACGAGAACAACCTGCTTCGGGACGCCTTTGTGCGTCACCAGATCGGCCTGTTGCGGGTCGCTGCTGGGTTCGTTCAGTCCACCCATGAACTGGTGGACTCGTCCGAACCCCGCTTGCGCATCCTGGTCGAACGGTTTCTCTCGATCCTGAAGGATGAGCGGGTCGATCTGACCGCACCGAGCGTTCAGAATCGACTTGACTCACTTCGCCGTCAGATTGAGGAACTTCGTACAGAGGCCATTGCTGCCGCAGAGGAGGAAGCAGAGGAGCAGTTTCGGCTCCTCATCCTGGCGGAGTGGGCTTGGCTCGGGGGAAC